TTCGACAAGGATTTGGAAACGATCACAAAAGGCAAATTTTATGCCTCCCGACTGGAGCTGGGAAAACTGTTGTATTTTCCGAAATGGTTCGACTCGCTACCGAACGCGGGACAGTCTCGCTAATTTTAACCGACCGAATCGAACTATTCAAACAAACGTTTAAAGCCTTGGACCGTCACGGGCTAAAATTGCAAGAAGTGAACGCTAAAATGAAATCACACCAATTCGACCCGAAAGCAAAAACGACGGTTGGAATGGTTGAGACAATCAAACGGCGCGACCTGGGACAATACGAACCGGATTTAATAATAATAGACGAGGCGCACAAAGGGAATTTTACCAAAGTATTAGACAAGTTTCCCAACGCTAAAGTAATAGGAGCCACCGCGACACCGGTTGGAAAACACGTTCCGAAATATTATTCGAATATTGTTCACCCTATCGACATACCGCAATTGATTGCGGAGGGTTATTTGTCACCGTGTCGAGCGTTTCAGATGGTTGACGATTTCAGCGATTTAGAAACGAGCCGGGGCGAATATACCGAGCAAAGCCAATGGAACCATTTTAACGAGCGTAAATTGTACGACGGCGTTTTGGACAAATGGCGCGAAAAAGCCAACGGAAAAAAAACGATTGTGTTTAATGTGAATATTGAACACGCCGAAAAAACAAACCAAGCGTTTAAGGATGCCGGGATTTTGTCGGAGGTCATAACGTCGAAAACAACCAAAGAGGAACGGACGCGAATTTTACGCGCTTTCTCGGACGGTTTGTTCCAGGTCCTAAACAATTGCGGGATATTGACAACGGGTTACGACGAGCCGTCGATTGAGTGCGTAATAATGAACCGCAAAACAAAATCGTTACCGTTGTGGTTGCAATGTTGCGGACGTGGTTCTCGAATATATCCAGGAAAAACGGAATTTATTGTTTTAGATTTCGGAATGAATCACGACGAACATGGACTTTGGGAGGAGCCGCGCAAGTGGTCGCTTGAGGCAAAAAAGAAAAAATCGAAACAAGGTGAAGCGGCGGTCAAAACGTGTCCAGAATGTGAGGCAATGGTTTACGCGTCCGCGCGTGAATGTAATTTTTGCGGCCATGAGTTCAAGATAAAAACGAACGCACCCGAAACGGGCGGAAAATTGGTTGAAGTCAAATCGACCGCACCGCCAGATTTGGTCGGGCGGAAAATATCGGATTTGAATTTGGACGAACTAATTGAAATACAAAAGGCGAAACATTTTAAAAGTTCGTACGTTTGGCGGATTGTAAGATCAAAAGGAAAAAACGCCGTTTTGGAATACGCTAAAAAAATGAATTATAAAAGCGGTTGGATTTCTCGACAATTGCGAGATTTGACAAATTCAAGGTTTAATGATTATTTAATAAGATGAAAAAAACAGAGTCACGAATACAACAAGAAATTGTCATGTGGTTTCGGAATACACATTGCAGAAAAACAAACAACCCGCAATGCCAAATTTTTTCGGTACCCAACGAACGGTCCAACACAAAAGAACAAATGAGAATGATTTCGACCGGTTTACTTTCAGGCGTGTCGGATTTGATCGTAATGTTGCCCGGTAAAGTGTTATTTGTTGAGGTAAAAGACGAAAAAGGCCGACAAAGTAAAAAACAATTTGATTTCCAAGAACGCGCGGAAACATTAGGGTTTGAGTACTTTTTGGTCCGCTCGCTTGAAGATTTTCAGAAAATAATTCAAAAAAAATTTGGTTAGATTATAAATAAGCCGTAGATTTGTTCCAACGATAACAATTAAAACAAGAAAAAATGAACGCGACACAAAGACTAAGAAACGGACAAAAAAACATTAAACCGGCTTATCTAATCGAAACAAAAGAGGAATTAATCAAAGAGCGTGACGAATTAGAATTAAATTGGGACGAGTCGAAAAGAGACAGAATAAACCAATTACAAAGACAGTCAATTGTTAAATTCAAAACTCCCTTATCAAGATTATAAACCCCAGGGGCTTCGGCCCCGCTTTTTTTAAGTTATGACAACACCACTAAAAAAAACAGTTTTTACCGTGAACGGCGCAACGTTCAAAATAGTAGGAACTAAAAACGAAAACGGGCGAACAATCGACACCGTGCAAAATATTACAAAACCCGCCTATTCGAATCGGTTCGCAGAGATCGAAAGGTCGAGACTTTTAAAATTAATGAAGGGATGAAAGCAAAACCGCCAAAACCGTTTAAACCGTGCAACCTTCCAACGTACCCGATCCGAGTACTAAAGGACAAAAAACAAGACATTTTGAACCAATACGAACGACTGTTAAAAATGAGAATGAGCGAAAAGCCAGGACGAGAGGTTCAAGCAAAATACGCAATCGAGTTTAACAAAGGTTTGGACAAGGACAAAAGAAAAATGAAACAAATTTTGGAACAGTTAAACCAGTCAATTGATATGCTCGAGGCGATTAATAACAATAAATTTTGATATATTTGTATTTATGGAAAATAAACGAATCACACTTTTAAACCTTGTTTGGGTCATGTTCCTATTCTTGACCTTTACCGAATTTAATTGGTTTTTTTTGACTATGTCCGTTATTATTGCGCCGCTATGGTCCGAAATTTACAACGTGGCAAAAATCAACCAAAACGCAAAGAAACAAAACGAACCGATTATTGAACAATTCGAAGAAGATTTGAAAAATGGGAATTATTGACAAACTATTTAAGAACAAAAAACAACTTGAAACAACGGCCAAAAGCTTCGATTTAAGCCACTTTAATCGTTATCAACGTCGAAAGGGTCTGTTCGTTATTAAAAACAACGTGAACGGCTTGTATTGTCGCCAAACAAATACGGACGGAGGCAAAAATATATTATTCGAGGACGTACCGTTAAAAAAATGTTCGTTCTATATGTTCGAAAACGTCAAAAATGTATTATATTTGATGCAGACGAATAAATCCGGTTTAGATTTATCGGTCAAATGTTATGACCCAAAATTGAAACGGATTATAGAATAATCAACAAATTTCAAAGGATGCCAAGAGGAGGAGCCAGAATCGGAGCGGGACGAAAACCGAAATTGCACGAAAAAGAGGCGCGGCAAATCTTACTCAATGCCCTGGAATTAAAATACAAAAACCAAGACGATCAAAAAAACATTGTCGAATTTATGGCTAATTTTGTCGAGACTAAAGAGGGCATGAAATTTTTCGCCGAGCATCTAATTGGCAAAGCCCCGGACCGAATCGACCACACGAGCGGAGACGAACCGTTGGACATTACGCCGTTCCAAATCACAATCAAAAAACCCGAGGAGTAAAAAAAAGAGTCGGACTTGGACGGGTTCGGCTTTTTTTGTTTAACGCTTAGGCTAAACGGTCGTTTTAATGCCGTTTTAGCCATTGTTAGGCACTTTAAATTTAATATGATATGAAGATAACAAACGAAGATAATATGGAACTAATGGCAAGGTATGAGGATAATTACTTTGACCTTGCAATAGTTGACCCGCCTTATGGAATAGGTGAAGATGGTAGTAAAGGTGTTAGAACTTCTCCATCAAGACCAAATAGTTACAAAAGAAAGCCAAAATATGAAGCTAAAGGGTGGGATAATAAACCACCACAAAAAGAATACTTTACAGAATTATTAAGAGTTGCTAAAAACGTTATAATTTTTGGTGCAAACCATTTTATTGAAAACATACCAAATGCAAATAGTAGTTGCTGGATTGTTTGGGATAAAAAAAACGAAGGAAATGATTTTGCCGATTGCGAATTAGCTTGGTCTAATATGAAAACAACCGTAAGAAAATACAGAATACATAAATTTGATGCAACACGAGGTGGAAAAGATTGTATTCACCCAACACAAAAACCTGTTAAATTATACGAATGGCTTTTAATAAATTACGCAAAAGAGGGCGACAAGATATTAGACACGCATTTAGGTTCTGGAAGTATTGCAATCGCTTGTCATAATTTAAAGTTTGATTTAACTGCGTGTGAATTAGATACAGAGTATTATAATAATGCCTTAAAACGTCTTAAAACACATCAACAACAATTAACAATGTTTTAGATAAGACTAAGCCGCAACAGTTGGTGGCTTTTTTTTATTATTTACAACACCCAAATAAAATTTTTTCGTGCGATAGCATGAATTTTATTTTTTGTTATGTTTTTTTGTTTATATTAGCGAACTGATTCATAACTTTTGGATTTAATTGTTTAACGTTTAGTCCCGGATTTCCATAGGTCCGGGATTTTTTGTTAATTTTGTTTATATGGTCGATTTGAAATGTACGATTGTTTGGGAACAAAATTGGCACGCGATAAACAAAGATTGCGAAACGTGCGGAGGAACTGGAAAAACAACCGCGACCGGTTCGGATTGTTCGTGGTGTCATGGTTCGGGCAAATATTATAAGTACATAATCAACAAAGGGTCCTCCAGGTCGTCCAAAACGATTTCTTTAATTGACTGTTGCGATCTTTACGCACGCCAACACAAATCGAAAAGAATCACAATTTGGAGGGACACAAAAAGGATTTGCGTTGATACGATATTAAACGACCTCAAAAAACATTTTAAGCGGACCGGGCGTTGGTTGCTCAATCACGAATTTAACAAAACCAACAAAGCGTTAACGTATCGCACGGACTCGACATTGGAATTTTACGGAGCGGACGACGAAGAAACGGTCCACGGATTAGAACAAGACGTCTCATGGCTGAACGAACCGTATAAAATCGCGCGGGAGGTGTTTAACCAAATCGACCAAAGAACGTCGGATTTTATGTTTATAGATTACAACCCGAAAAAGGGGCATTGGGTCGAGGACGTCGCAAAAGATGATCGCGCAATAGTTTTGGAATCGACATTCAAAGACAATCCGTTTTGTCCTCCAGAACAACGGCGCAAAATCTTATCATATCAACCCGTAAAAATGTCGCATTTAGTCGAGTCGGGCGAAATGACAGAAAGCGACGCGATACAATACGACTTTGAAACCAACCCGGGCGAATATTCCGAAAACGAATTAAAAGAGTTAACACGTTGCATTGAGAACGAACACAAAAACAGCGCGTCCGCGTTCAATTGGCAAGTGTACGGATTAGGAACCAAGGCCGAACGACCAAACCGAATTTTTAGATTCGAGGAGGTCGCGGACAATTATTATTTTAATTTAGATTCGGAGGAGTACACAATAACGGATTGGGGAGCCGTGGACCCGTGGGCGATTGTCAACGCGAAATATTACGACGGGGCTTTGTACCTTCACGAAATCAACTATAAATCCGAAAACGAACTCCGCGAACGAATGGGACCAACTGAATTGGCTCAAATCCGAGGCGAGGAGGAGGGGATTGTTTCGTATATGTTCAACAAATTAGGAATTGACAAAAAGCGGGAAATCATTTGCGACAACAACAGACCGTTAAAAATCGCTATTTTAAGGCGGTCCGGTTGGCACGCACTCCCGGCGGTAAAAGTCAAAGGATCAATTTTAGACGGTATCGACGGCGTTAATTCAATGCGCGTTTATTATACCAAATCAAGCGTTAATATAGCCTACGAGCAAGAAAACTATTCGCGAAAGGTTGACACAAAAGGAAAAGTTTTAGACGACCCCGAGGACGTGGACAACCATTTAATGGATTGCGTTCGATACTTTTATTTTCGCCTGGTTCAAAAGGGAATAATAAAAAAAGCGTAAAAAAGTTTAAAATAATTTGGTCAACTTATAAATAACCTATATATTTGACAAAACAAAACGAAACAATTATGACAGCAAAGAAAATTATCGAGAACTTAAAAGGAATCCAAAACCATTTCCATTTAGCGGACAGATACAGAGAGCAAGGCGAAATTCATTTGGATTATACAACAACAGTTGAACCAATGAAATTAGCATTAGCAAAACAGCACGAAGATAAAGCGGAGTTTTCAATGAATGTTTTGTCTGAAATATTAGGACAGCCGAGAGAAACCATTTTGGACATGGTGTTCGACATTGATTGGGCTAGAAATATTTTAAAAGAAATCCTAAAATAAATTTTGCCAACTTATAAATAACCTATATATTTGACAAAACAAAACGCGACAATTATGATATTAAAAGAAATTATCGAATCAGTCACAAAAGAAAATTATTTCCAACGTGACGACTTTGAGGACGGGACATATATTTGGTTCCGATTACCGGCAGAAAATTACGAACTGGTTTTAATTGGTGGAACCGAAATCGAAGAAACAACCGACTACTATATGGGACCATGTGGCGAGACTAAAGGAACATTTCGCAACGAATCGGACATTTCAATTTTACGCGCTCAAATTTGGCACGACGCGGACGAAATCGAATTAAACTTATCCGAAGAAGATATTAAACAATTAGACAACAAAGTAAATTTATTTCACGAATGGAAAATAGAGATCGAAGACTAAACGACACCGCCCAACACTTAGACGGGCAAATCGAAAAACTCAGAAAATTATTAGTAAAAAATCCGGTTGTTTCGGAAATCGAACGCGAGATTGAGGACTATTTCAAGGACAAAAACCACACAACGGAACAACGCGACAAGTTAACAATTGCGTTGATGGCCGAGAAAATAACCGAGTTGGACGAATCATTAAAACGACAAATTAAACGATAGTGTTGAACGGTTCCGGGAGTACAGAGTAAAGACACCCGGGGCCATTTTTTAGACGATAACGTTTAGTATATGAACATGTGCGATAGCATGGTTTTATATACCATGTTATGCACTTTAATTTTAAAGAAATGAAAAAAACAGAATTAGAAGTAATAAAAATATTAGAAACTGATACTTTAGATAGTACAGAAAACAAATCTGAAAGGTTTGAAGCATATAGAAAATGGGTACTTTCATTAAATAAGGAAAGTTTAAAAGGTGTTATAGTTGGATGCGCAACATTTAGACTAAACAATTCTAACAGTAGAATGTTTTCAGCAACAAAAGAAGAAAGACAAAGAGCAAAGTTTAATATTAAAATAGCAAAAATATACCTTGACTTTGCAAAGGAGGCTTTTTATTGTGCATAACACCCAAACAAACCGCCGTTTTAATGCGTTTTTTTTAAACCGTTGGACCCGTCCCCCCGTTCAAATTCCACTCCATTAACTCATTGACTTGCTCCGGGCTATATCCATTCGCTAAAAGTATTTGAGCGGCTCGGGCTTTCTTTTCGATTACCTCGGCTTTTTCCTTTTCGTCCTCTTGCATTATTGGAAGGTGCGAGAAATCCAACTCGAGCGATTCGCCACGGTCCAACAAACCAAAACGTTTTGCAAGGCCGTTTGATAAGTCGTCCGCGATTGGTTTAATTGTGTTCTGATAACATTGTTTTTCGCCGGCGTTCACGTTGTCAAATGTCGAACCTTTGCCGTCGGATGATCGCGAAAACATATTTTCGTTTGCTCCAAATAGGTCCATTATTGCTTTTACATCCTCGTCAACTTCTTTGAACAATTCCAGGTCCTTAGTTGGATAAACCGCCGGCGTCCATTTTAGCGGCTTGCTTGAAACCATGACAGACGCTTGATTGTCTCCGATTCCATACGTTTCGGTCAATTGCGCGCTCATTTGTTTTTGTTCGCGTTCGGTTAGATTGACCGTTCCGGCGACGTCTTTGGCGTCCGAACTCCAAACACCAATAGCACCTTTTTTGGTTAAAATGACATTTCGATAACCTTTGGCCGCGCGTAAATTAGACAACTCCATTTTGATTGCCGCAAGTGGTGACGGAGCCAAAACCGGGTCGTCTGGATTCGGCATTGAGAACTGAATAATTTGGTCCGGTGTAAAAATTTCGTCTTGAGCGTTTCCAAGGTCGAAACGATACTCCGAAATTATTTCGTTGATGTCGGTTTGTTGCCAGATTTTACCGGTTCGTTCTATTTTCATTCGAGACGGTGACAGATGCCACAACGCGTCCGGAATATCGAAACCTTCAAAACCTTTCAATTGATATATAAAGTCATTCCCGTACAAACAACGGTGGACCATGAATTGAAAAAGAAATTCGTTTCGAGACTGTAAAACGTTTGGATTTTCGAGCAAATTAACAACGTCGGAATTGTCGATCATTTCGCCGTTCGCGTTGTAATGTTTCCAACAACCATTCGAGAACATGAGCGCGAGCCGGTCGATAACAATACGCAATTGAGCGGTTGTTAAATAAATTTCGCGTTCTTTGTTTTCCAACGAAATCCATTGCTCCGAGCGGTCAAAACTTAGTGGATAGTATTTAAAATCGGGTTGAGAAATGTATTTATTATTATTCGAACCATAACCAAACGCACGTCTGAAAATGTTAAGCCCGTCCAAAAGTCGAAACGAATTACTCATATTAAAATTTTTTAACAAATGTATGAAAATAAAAAACTTTTTGTGTAAGTTTGTTAAAATTATGAACGCGAAAGATAAAAAAAAGGCATTGGAGAAGGAAAAAAAGGCGCGAGAAAAAGCCTTAAAATCCGGCAAACTCATAAAAAAAGCGTATGGAAATACCAAATTTTGAAACAAAAAAAGAATTATTCGAATATCTTAAAACGAATAAAACTTTATTGATTAAATCAAAAAAGGCGGCCGGACTCAAAAAAGCGGACCCAATTTTGGTTTCATACGCACCAAACCAAACCGACAAAGCGTCAACGATCAATCCAAACTCAATCGACAAAATGCAAGTCGTTGCGGTTATTAATACGACGGGAATAATGGACTCACACAAAGACGTTCACATCCCGGGCATTTGGACGAAATCACTCAAAGAAAACAAAAATATAATTTTGCTCCAGGAACACAAAATGGACTTCGATCACATGATTTCGGACCAAGTGAAAGCCACGGCGGACGACGTACAATGGAAAGATTTGGGTTTCAATTTCACGGGTAAAACTCAAGCGTTGACATTCAAGGCGGACATTGAGAAAACAGATAATGAAGCCATGTTCAAAAGATATGCGCGCGGAATTGTTAAGGAACATTCCGTCGGGATGCAATACGTTAAAATAGATTTAGCGATCAATTCAGACGCGGACGAATACAAAGAGGAAAACGCGACATGGAACAAATATATCGACGCGGTAATAAATCGCAAAGACGCGGAGGAAAACGGATATTTTTGGGCCGTGACAGAGGCCAAAGTTATCGAAGGGTCCGCAGTTTTAAAAGGTAGTAATTCGTTCACACCGACCCGTTCGGTTGAGGCGAAACAAAATATTGAAGCCGGAAAATCCACTTCAAGCAATGAGCCGTCGAATGACACTCAAGGAAACCAAATTAACATTTATTCATTTAACTAAAAAAAACAAAGATGAAAAAATCATTTTTAGAGTTTTTGCAGTCTAAAGAGATTTCCCAAGAGAAGTTCGACGGAATGACAGCAGACCAAAAAGCAGAGTTGTACAACGATTACAACACCGAATTAAAAGCGTATATCGAAACGCTTGAAAAAGACGTAAACGGAAAAGCCTCAAAAGAGGAAATCGACGCGTTAAAAGACGAATTAAGAGCAGAGAGAGCGAACCAATTAGAATCGCTTAACAAAGCACTTCGAGAAATGGGATTAGCAATTAAAGCCGTTTCGGAAAAGTCGAACAAATCCGAGTCGAAAAAATCAATTAAAGAAAGATTGGTAGATTTCGCAGACAAATTAAACACGCTTGTAAAAGGCGGAAAAGCAGACGCGCAAAACGGACAATTCGCGTTTAAAGTTGCGGGCGATATGTTACTTTCAACAAACGTTTCTGGTGGAAACATTCCAGTTGAGGACAGACTTCCAGGCGTTAACATGGTACCGTCGAGAGCAATTCGACTAATGGACATTATTTCGAGAGGTAGAACGGCGTCAAACGTTGTTTCATGGGTTTACCAAGCGAACCAAGACGGGACAGTTGATTACACCGCAGAGGGAGCAGTAAAAAACCAAATTGATTTTGATTTAGTTGTTGCAAACGAGTCGGTTCAAAAAATCACGGCTTTCATCAAAGTTTCAACGGAAATGTTGAACGATATTGATTACATTGAGTCAATGATTAGAGCGGAACTTTTAAAAGAGTTGTTGAAAAAAGTAGAGTTGGAAGTTTA